AACTCTTTGATTAAATCCTCTTTTTATTTTAATATCAGAAAAGAAATTCATAGTTTTTAATTTTTATCATCCCATTCTTTTAACCTATTATTATATTTTAAGAATAAATGCCTATCATTTAAGTCAACAGTTCCTGTTAAACATGCTTGTCTACATATTTTACTTCTCATCTCAATAACTGATTTTTCTAAATAAGTTCTATGTTTTTTCTTACGTAGGTATTTTCCTATTTTTTTCATTAATTAATATTTAGTCCAGTCTGGAATTTCATTATTTATTTTGTCAGTATGGTATTTTTGTGCTTTATCATACTCTTTATCTGTGTATAAATCTTCACCTGTTTCTTTATTATACTCTTCAAAATTCATAGCACTTAATAAACCATCTATATCAGTTAAACCTGTAAAAAATGAACCACTGCTAGAATTAGGTAATCCATTTACTTTTTGACTCTCAATCCATTCTTTAAAAAAAGTAAAATTAGTAGGAATGTTAGTTTTTTTCTGTAATTGTAATAAATCAAAAACTAAGTCTTCCCATACTCTTTTTGATGGTGGTGTTCTTTGATAAGCCAATAATTCTTTAGCCATCTCAACATTTAGATCTAATTCATACTTCCATTCTTCTTCAGTGTATTTTTTAAAATAATATTCTTCATCAAAAAAAGTAAAATTAGTTACTACTTTTGTATAATCAGAATCAACTAACGAATATAATTTTTTAACTAACCAATCAAAATCTTCATGTTTTTTAGTTGCTAATAATCTAAAAGATATTTCTTCTGCTAATTTATTTATTTTCTTCTTGTTCATACTCAATTTCCCAATCTGATTTTTCTCCATAATTTCCATTTGTTAGCCAAAATACAACAATATCCCAACCATATTTTTTAGTTAAGGAATTTAATGTTTTTGTATCTTTTTCATTTTCATTTAATTGAAATAATTTTGATTTGGGATTATTTATATTATATCTTTCTTCTTTATTCATGCGTATACTGTTACTATTTTAACATCCATTCCATTTAAGTCTATTGTTACTTCATCACCTAAAGTTTCATAATCTCCACTATCAAAATTTGGATCTGTAGTAACAAAAACACCTGTTGTTCCACCATCATTACTTAAAAATATTCCTTCAAAATCTCCTATAAATGGATTCTCTTCTTGTTTTAAATTTACTTTATCCATTATATTTTACTTGCTTCACCTGCTATTATTTTATCATTTTCTAAAAGAACAACTCCACAAGCTGAATCTTTATCTGGGTATGAATTATTAATATAGGTTTTCAATTCTTCAAAATACACATCTAAATTATCTTCTACATGTTTATCAAAAACACTCCCCCACTCATCCCCAGCCTCATCTATCTCATCCTCAATTTTAAATTTTTCAATAAATGAATCTTCACCCCAAAAATTAGTAATTGATTCTATTACATATTCTTTTTTACTATTATAACTCATAGAATCAGGACCTTCATCATTCCAATATATCATTTGATACATTCCTGGGTCTACATCAATCATATATTCATTACTAAACTTTTCATCCTCAGGTAAGTTTTCAAAATCTGAAGTGTTGCCTATATAAAGATCTTTATAATCAAAATGATTATGGATTGTTGCTTTATTTATTTTTTTCATTTTAACTTCCTGTAAAATATCCACCATTTTTATCTCTACTTCCATCTTTAATAACTCCACTAGGTGTATATCTACCAATTTCATCTTTGTAAATAACTCTAATTATAAAATAATAATCTAAATTATTAAATCTATAATCATACTCCTCAGCAGTACCTCTTGGTGGACCTGAAGGTGAATCATCATGATAATAAAAACTTCCATCTTTATGTCCTTCAACCCATCTTCTTCTACTTTCTCTCATCCAATCAAGACCCATACTTTTTAATTTATCAACAGGGCTAAATTCAACTTTAAAATCCTTTCCAAAATCCATTGCCTCAATTTTTTCTTTCCATTTTAAAGAATCATTTTTATGGTGCCAATCTTTATCTGGATTTTCATCATAATTTGTTGTCTTATTAATAATAATACCTTTAATTCTTCTAACTTCATAACCACCTTTTCTCCCATATAGGTCATTATAATACTCACCAAATGTAAATCCTGTGATTTCATTTAATTTTTCTTTAACTTTATTTCTTACTTCTAAACTTTGTTTTCTTAAACTCATATACTTTTATTTTCTAATTCAACAATGGCTAATTCTTCAGCCTTTTTTTCATCATAACCCTTATCAAGATATTTCTCAAATAATTGTTCTAATAATATTTCATTGTAATGACAACTCATAATTTATTTTTTATAAAATCCAACACTAGCTCTATGTGCTCTATCTCCATCCCACTCAATCTCAAAATGTGAAAAATGCTCAACTTCAAATCCATTTTTGTTTAATATATCAGAAACAATGTTAATTTCATCTCCATTAAAACAATCATCATCATCTCTCCTAAAATAAAATCCTTCTATACCATTATATCTACCTGAACCAATATAAGCGTAATCTTTTTCTATAACACCTCTTCTACCATCTACATCACCAAATTCCCAATCCAATTCAAGATTAACACCTGCTGCTATAATTTCTCTACTTACTTGCTTTACTAACTCATTACTATTCTTCATAACCTTTATTATTTATATTTCTTAACTTTCTTACTCCGTAAATATAACATCCATTTAACCAGAAGCCAAACATTATTACATGTCTCTTTCACTTTCATAAACATGTTTTACTGTTGGGAATCTTAATGAAATACCACCTTTATCATTTTTAGTTTCTTCAAAATATTGGACTGTTATTATTTTACCCATTATTGAACCATCCATATATTGCAATCTTTGTTCTTGAGTCCAACCACTACCAACCTTAACTTTATATCCTTTATGTTCAATCCAAACTTGAGATAACATTTTCATAGTTACTGATTTTCCATCTCTGACTACCTCATGTTCATCACAATCATAATCAATCACTTCATATTCAGCATCATAAAACTTCTTTACTTTAAGTAAGTTTTTAGATCTTTTACCTTCATATGGGATGTTTTTTCTTAACATAACACCTTCCCAATTATTATCAGTTGCTAATTTAATCCAAGTTTCAAGGTGTTCATCTCCTGTTATAATCATTTGTTCAGTGTAACGTAAAATATCTTTACTACCTGATTTTAAACTATTTATAAATGTTCTTAATGTAATCAACCTCCAAGATAAGATATCTGATTCTTTTTTTAACTCAAATTCATCTTTAGTTAACATATCAAATATCATATAGGCTGGGTTTTCAACTTGGTGATTTTTACGTCTTAATTCTTTCATTACAGATGAAAAATCTTCATTTCCATCCTCATCTATTAAACAAATCTCACCATCAAATACAGTGTTTATAATTCCTGTTGACTCAATAGCTTCTTTAACTTTATTTAATGTTAAAAATTCTTTACCCATTCTAGAATATAAAGTGCAACAACCTGTTTCATCAACAATAGCTAAGCATCTAACACCATCTAATTTTCTTGAGGCATACCACCCATCATTCCAATCACATTTACCTTTATATTCTTGAGCTAAAGCAACATTAAATGTAGGGATAAGACCTGGTATTGCTTTATTAATTACTTTATCACCTGCTCTAATACCTAAATCTTTATCTATTATCTTATAAACTAAATCACCATATTCAGTAGCTGCTTCAAATCCATTTATTTGAGCAATAGCATCATGTCCTGTGTATTTTCTATTAGTTAAATCATCTAATAAACTTAAAACATCCTCATGTGTATTATATTTAAATAATCCACTATTTTTCTTACAAGTTTTACTTGTAACATAATATTGCTTGAAAGGATTATAAGTGTATTCTAATATCTTATGAATAAATGTACTTGAATTTTTTATAATTTCAATCTTCTCATTAGCACTACTTGTGCTTCTCATATTTTCTATAAATGTATGTAACTCTTTCATATTTTAAATATTGTATGTAATTTTGATGCTCCTGTAAATCCATATTTATAATCTAAAGCTTTATGTAAGTCAAAATCAAGAAATTTATTAAATCTTGATATTTTTTCTTTATTACAACCCACACCTTTAGAATGAGCTACATCAATTAATTCTGACATTATTTCAAATGGAATATCTTTATTTTGTTTTTTAGACTTTTCACCACTTATTGAAGATGATCCATTATTATTTTTATTAATTGGTTTTGGAAATGTTAATTCAAAATCAATAACATTTGGATGATTAAGATAATTTTTTAAATTACCAATGGATATGCTTTTATCAGTAACCCATGTTGTTATTGGTTTTGTAAATGTTTTATTTTCTTTAGTCACAATTGTAACTTTAATTGCGTCCAAATAATTGTTTGGTATTTGTTTTTTCATATAACCTTTATTATTTTTCTTAACTTTCTTATACCTAAATATAACATCCTTTAGACCAAAAGCCAAACAAAACGCGTCAAGGGTTTTTAAGTATCTTTTGACTAAATACTTTAATATTGTTATGATATATATTTATT